CTCCGTCTCCGTCTAATACGCCTCCTGCACCTCCTGAAGCACCACCATAGTCAACGGATATTGTTCCATTTAGCGTTAATGTGTCTGAAACTCGAATGATTGAATTTGATTTCACAGTCCATGTAACACCAGAATCAATTGTCAAGTTTGTGTAGTTAACATCGATAGCTGCCTCTTCTGCTACATTTGAACTTATTGTTCTAGACCCATCTGCTCCGTCACCCGGAAATACTAATGTGATACTAGCATTGAAAGTGTCGTTCAAATCCGTGTGCGTCAATACAAAACCATCAGCCCAATCAGTACCGCCCAGATTCGCATTTCGTATAGCCATACATCATCATTCCTCCATTTCACAACACTCGATCCTTCAATACGAAGACGAGCTCCTCAGTATCAGTCTTACCCTCATCCGTAAACGTATCGTGACCAAACAACTTCTCAGGATCATCCTCATTAAAGAACCCGAGGCCGTTCAAACTAAACCCGTTCGCTTGAGTCGTAGGAATCCGGAATCGGAACGTAACCTCGCGCTTCGTATCATCAAAATCAGGGTATCCAATCTCAAAACCCTTGTACAAGTCCGAATCACTCCACTGGTGCAACAAGTCGTACACCAAATCATTCGTAGTAAACGTGCTCTCGGCAAGAGTCGTAACAGCACGAAGCTCAAAGTACTCGATCGAACCAGAAACCGTACCAGTCTCAGTAAGATCCCCAAGATCAACATACCCCGAAGACATCCAATTCCAACCCACAACAAGATCCGCAGCATCCCACGATAGAGAGTAGTAATTCGAGCTGTCAGACCCAAGTCGAAGCTCAAAAGAACCCGTCGGTGATAGCTTGTCAAGAGTGTCCTGATCGAAGATCCGAAGCCAAAAAGCAACCCTCTTCGCAGAATCAGCAACACTACCACTCGCGGAAAGATCCGAAATAGCCCAAACCTTAGTAGCACTCGAAGAGTTCGCGATGAGATTCTGAGCCGTAAGATCAGCTTGATTAGCACCCTGCTTGAAAAACGTCGTGTTCGTAGTCGTATCCGACCCACCACCCGAACCAGTCATCGTATTCGACCCATCATCAAGAGCAGAAGCCGGACTGATCGGGATCGGACGATCAACATCCGTATCCGTAACCGCAGGAGTCGTATTCTCAATACCCAGCTTGATCCGAGTCGGAGCAAGCCACTCGCCAACCGGAAGATCCCCATTCTCAGTGTAGGATCGTCGAAGCACAACCTGCTTCCCAAGATTCGTGATGATACTGCCCTTAGCCATAACCATTATTCCTCCAACAACACCCTCAAAGCAGGCTTCTTAAACCTTCCGAACGAATCCGTAACAGCAGACAAGACAGATCCACTACTATCGGATTTGATCCTAACCCGAACGTCAGTACCCGAGTTTAAGAAGCTCTTGGTAGTATCGAGAACCACAGACTCCCAAGAAGATCCCCCGTCCGGACTGATCTCAACCGACAAAACACCAGTGTACGCTCCCAAAGAAACCTTGTACCGAGCCCAACCAACACCGAGCGCGATCGTATTCGTAGTCAGCGTCCGGATCCCACCAGCAGAAAACGTGACTTCACCAGTCGAAGTATTCCAAGACACGCCCGACGAGGATCCAGAATCGTAGTATTCGTCGTCCAAAACGTACTCTTCAAAAGTATTCCGACCGGGAATCAAATATCGTCGTTCAAGAGACTCAGACGTACCATCACCGAGCTTCTGAGTACCCAACACGCCAAAAGTGTGATGTCCGATGATGAACGTATCCACACCATCACCAGACCGATCCAAACCGAAAACCTCAACACTCCGGCGTTGAACAGAGAACTCTCGAACCATATCGATGATACTCGTCAAGATCTCCTCGTTATCAGACTGCTTCTCCTCAAGCCTCTTGATCCGCTGCCGAGCATCAACAGTCCAATCAGCAGTCCGATACTCGCGATCCGAAACCACAATCTCATCATACCGATAAGGATAAGTAGTCTTTCAAACGATCAACAACCCGATGCAAAACACCGGGTTGCAACAACTCCGTCGTGCGAACTCGCAAGTCCGTCTTGAAGAAAGGCTCCGAATACGCATCCAAGTACTTCTCCGCGAACCGCTCAGCGTCAGCAACCGTCTTGATATCTTCTCGGAAGAATGATTCGTCCCGAGACTCACCACCGGTGAACTTCGCGATCGAAGACTCTCTCCTCCGAGTAACCTGAACGGGAACGTTGTACGCGTACTCGACAAAAACGTAGTGAGAGGCAGTAGGAGCATACACGCTCGTATTCCAACGGATGATCCCCTTATCAAAATCGACCGTGTACTCGTAATCCGTACTCGCGCCTTCAACACCGGCTTTTCTCTCCGTCGTGGGAGTACTGTTCGTATCAGCAAAGACGCGGATCGAAACAGGCCTACGATCCAAGAAGACCGCCGTCGTATCCCAGTTATCCTCAGATCCATCCAACTTATGAGGACCCTCATCCGTCTCAACGAGCTGCGGAGCACCCTTAACCTCGACCTTATTAACGAGCTGGTCTTGTGTAATATCCCACTTCGGCAAGACCACGATGTTCTGACCCGAACCACCCGTATCGAGAACAAGACTACTCTCTGTGAAGCCACGAGGCTCAAAGTACACCTTGTCCGTAGCAGGATCGTAAAATAACTGCCAGTCAACAGCATAAGCCAATTCCAAGAGCACGTCTATGAGCTTTCGCTTCCGGAATACGATCCTCCGAATAACATTCACCGTTCCAGAGTTTTGAACCGAATCATCATCAGCAGTGAGAGTCGTATGAGTGTTTATCAGCGTCTTGAAGATCTCAGATATAACGCCAGCTTCCAAGTCCGTGTTGATATCGAAGTCCTCATGTTGATATCGAAGTCCTCAGTAACAACCCGATACTTCGTCTCTGAGAGCTTGTCTTCGCACTTCAACAAGTACCGGCCTGCTTGAAACTCACTCCTACGAACATACCCTCGGAATACGTACTCCTCAGTAGGAGAAGAAACCCCCCTCTGGATTGTGATCTCCGACCCTGTAATCTCGTCCTCCTCTCTCGTCAATCTTCTGCTCGGCAGCCCAAGCCAAGAGGTAACTCGTAACGTCTACTCCGCGGATATCAACGCGCGTGAACTTCGGGAGCGTGACCATCACAGACCCTCTACGAACTCGATCGAGATATCGACGCCGTTCGGCATACCTGCGCGTTCAACCGCTCGGACTTTGCGACAGTACACCGTCTTGTTCGTCTGATACGTGCTGTTGAACGTATAACCGGACTGTACTCCGTCAACGAGGACAAAGAGCCAGTCGAGTTGGTCCTCGATACTCGTAGTCGTACCCGTGCTCGTTCGAGTAGTCGTGGCAGGCGTGATAACCCCCTTCAACGTGAACGTCTTTAAGACTCCGTTGAAGTCCACGATGAAGGCCGAGTCAGAGTCGGACGCGGGCGCGGGGTTCTCATCGAGGCTCCCCGTTTTCTCGACCGACACCGATTCGATATCTCCGTCGCCGAACGTGAAGGTTACTCCGTCGTTCTCAATCGTGGGTTGTGCCATCAATCATCACCCGAAAGTCTCCGTATTCGCAAATCCAAACGAAGCAACCTCACCAACAGCGTCAGCAACAACCCCGAACAATCCCCTTCTTTTTTTGCGGATGTTCAATTCCATCTCCTTCAAATCATCCCAAGCATCGTTCATAGCCTTCACGGCCCCCTCTACCTTCTCGACACCCTTCTCCTTGAAGGACTCGAACTCCGTGACGAAAACGCTCGTGATCCCCTCCGTACCTCCGATCGCTTTGTGAATCTCATCACCGA